TTAACTTCATGAGATAATTTTGGCATTGTCTCAAAAAACTTCTCAATTTCTTTAAACTGAGAAGAATTCATTTGCTCCAAGAACTCTACAATTTCTTTCTTGGTACAATCTGCTGTTGCCCATACTTCCTCTTCATTATAAATTTTATCAATACAAGATGCAACAAGTTCAAATGATTGTTCCATTGAATTGTCTGCACTAAAATCAAAATTATTTTTGATAAACTCATCAAGAGATGGATATTTAAGTTCCATCATCAGATGCGAATCTAATTTAATTTGATTTGTATGTTCTTCATTTTTCTGAACTTTAATTTCATCAATATCAATTTTTACTGGAACATATGTTTGTCCATCATCTGGACACATAACATTAACTTCAATCTCTTCTCCGACTGATTTGCCGCGAACATTGAGGAAAAGATATTCAATATCAAAAGTTGGTAATGTTTCAACCTTAATTCCTTTTGTCTGGATGCAAGATTTAATTACATTCTTAATTGCTGTTGTAATTTCTTTTGTATTTTCGCTTTCTAGTGCAAGTACAAGTAACTTTTCTTCTTTAACTAGAAAAGGTCTGTACTGAATTGTTTGTCCTGTTGATGGTAATTCCAACTCATATGTTGGCGTAGCAATCTTTGGTAAAGGCATAATGTCCTATAGAAGTTTCAGTGTGATTATTTATTATGCATTGAAGAAAGTATCACCTAGAATAGTGCTATTTTCTCCTAAGGTAATTCCAGCATTTTCTCTAAATGTACCTGCTCCAGAAAGTCCTTGTCTTGTTGTACCGTTAACTGGTGTTGTTGCTCTATTTTCTAAATCTCTTTCGAAATTTGTTTGAGAATCTATAATATCAGAACCACTAAAGTAATCAGATTTTAACACATACCTTTGATATGCCATAGATACCGTACACTTCAATAATTGAGATGATTCATATGAAACGGGTATTGAAGAAAAACTAGTTGGAAATGCTCCGATAAATTTATAAACTAATATTTTTCCTTTATAATCTCTTTCAAATTTTGAAACATAGATATCAGAAAGATATTTGTATGGAAGATTTACTCGATAACTATATGTTCTAGAATCCAGTCCACCAGCAAATTGCTCATCAACTGTATATGCCATCCAATTCTCAAAAAAGAAAAGAGGCTCATAATCTACATCAACATAAAAAGTAAAATCAGTATTGGTATCATATTGTCTACGATAAACATGACGATGTGTTACACCATGAAATTCATCATTGAGTTCATGTGTTGCCAAAGAAGAACCAGGAAGATTTGCATCAGAGCACGACAATGAAATTAAATCATCTGTAGGTGTTCCAACATAATTTCCAAGTCCTGCTGCTGCTTTACCTCTTAACCAATTTTGAACATTTTCATTTGGTTGAAACCAAACTTTATATGTTGATGTTAAAGCTGGTCTTAAAATACTTGATTTTAAATCTGCTAAAAGTTTCTTTTTTGCTCTTGGTGCAGGCATTTACCTATAAATACTTTTACCGGTATATTATGTATGATGGCAGAAAGTAATAAAAGTATCTATCGCCCATCTTTTCCACAAAAATATAAAGGTGATTCAAATAATATTATTTGTCGTAGTAGTTGGGAAAGAAAATTCTGCCATTGGTGTGATTTAAATGAAAGTATTTTAGAATGGGGTAGTGAAGAATTTTGGATTCCCTATTTGTCTCCTGTTGATAATCGAGTTCATCGTTACTTTCCCGATTTCATTATTAAAGTAAAAGAAAGTTCTGGACAAATTAAAACATATGTAATTGAAGTGAAACCAAAGAAACAAACTCTTCCACCAAAAACACCAAAAAGACAAACTAAATCATACATATACGAATGTAAAACTTATGCTGTAAATCAAGCAAAGTGGAAAGCAGCAAAAGAATGGTGTGCCGATAGAAGAATTCAATTTAAAATTGTCACCGAAGAAGAATTAGGTATCAACTAATGGCAAGACGTGCTAAAAGAAGAAGAGCAGGTGGTCCTTCTTATGAAGAAGTTAAGGCACAAATTAATGCAAGAGAAGAAGAAAGAGCTCTAAGAAATAAACCAGACGAATATCAGTATGTTGAAGAAGTAGGTTCAAATAGAATTTCCTCCCACAAAGAAGATATCCAATCAATGGTAGATCCTGAAGATATGATGCTTAAAATTATGGAACTTCTTACAGATATTCAAGTTGTTCCTGACATTGGAGATTATTATACCTTTATATACAATGCAAAAACAAAAGGATTGGAATATGATCAACATCCATTAATCATTTGCACCAATGTCCATAGTTGGGGATTTAGAGGTATCAATTTCCACTGGGGGAAAGTTAGAAATTATACATGGGCAGAACTTCCAGGACAATTGCATTCAGTAAGAGCAAGCGAACTAAATGATTTGCGTGATATTGGATATGCAAAGTTTAAAATCGTTCTATAAATAAATAAAAAACGCCATAATGTCTCATACTCTACACAAAATTGAGATGAACAATCCCTTAAAAGCAGGGAGGGATTTCTGATGTCTAATAAAAGGTACATATATGGCGAACAATTTGCACAAAAATTACCTGGAAGTAATCAAGATTTTTATTTTAGAACAGTTACTGGATATTTAGTAGATAATAACGGAAAACCCATAAAAGGATCGGCAAGAACGGATTTATATTATGCACCCAAAGCAGGAGCAACAGATTCTAATGGAGAAACATGGACTCCAGGAAAGTTCGACTCTATAAGTGGGTTTAATCCAGGTGGATGGGTTATGTCTGGATCTACTTCAGACAATGGAAGAACTTATAATTTTCATACTTATACGCAAGAAGATGCAAATCTTGGAAAAATTCCATCAGGAAAAAAAGTAGGTGATATAGTTTTAGGAGCAACTACACAACAGTCATTAACCACAAGTGGTGGTAGATTTTACGAAGCAGTACAAAACAACCTCATCAACCTCGCAGTAAATACTGAACCAGGACTTGCCCAAGTAGTATCTGCAAAACAAGAAAATGCTGTGCAACAGCAACAACAGCAACAACAGCAAGGATCTGATCCAACAAAACAACAAATTAAAGATGCGCTTAAAAATTTAGAACCGATCACTATAGAAGTTGGAACTGCAATAGCAAGAGATAGTTATGGAAAATACTATTACCCAGCAGATCTTGAAACAAATGGACAAGATAGAATTGTATTTAAAATGTTTAAATATGCGCCAGCAACACTAAATCCAATACTAGGACAAAGAACTATTACTAGAAACATTAGTCAACAATTAACAGGATCAGTTACTCTACCTATCACTGGAGGAATATCAGATAGTAACAGTGTTGATTGGAGTGGCGCAACAATTAATCCCGTTCAAGCAATGGGAGCAGCCGCTGCATTAAAACTAATGAATACAAAGGATATTGAGCAATTTGGAGAAGTTGGTGGACAAATATTATCCACTGCACTAAATGAACTTACAAAAAATGAAACTTATGGAGAAGCATTTAAAGTATATCTTGCACAAGAAGCCGTTGGGATTCAAAATTTATTATCCAGAGCATCTGGTGCGATTTTAAATCCAAACATGGAATTATTATTTAATGGACCTTCATTGCGTTCATTTAATTATCAATTTAAAATGTCCCCAAGAGATGTAAAAGAAGCAAAGCAAGTTAGAAGTATTATAAGATTTTTCAAGCAAGGAATGAGTGTGAAAACAACGGAAGAAAATGTATTTTTGAAAGCACCAAATGTTTTCAGTATTGAATATCTAACACAAAGTCCAAATGGAGGATTTATTAATCATCCGTCTATTAATATAATTAAAAAATGTGCTCTCATTTCATGTGATGTAAATTACACTCCAGATGGAACATACATGACATATGATGACGATAATAGAACTATGACATCATATGAATTGACATTGAGATTTGGTGAACTTGAACCAATTTATGATGAGGATTACAATATTGATGGAAACGAAGACTTATTAATAGGATACTAAAATGCCAAGTTATTTCCGCCAAGTACCAGATTTTGAATATGTAAGTCGAACTGCAGATGCAAAAAACATCTCAGAGTATATCACGGTTAAAAATCTTTTTAAGAAAGGAAAACTCAGAGAAGATATTTTTGGTGATTTATCTTTCTTTACTAAGTATAAAATTATTGGTGATGATCGTCCAGATAATGTTGCATTTGATGTTTATGGAGATGAAACTTTAGATTGGGTAGTTCTCTTATCAAATAATATTCTAAATGTTCAAACTGAATGGCCTCTTCCTCAGGTATCTTTTAATAATTTTTTGAATAATAAATATGGTTCTTATGATAATATATTTGGTGTTCATCACTATGAAACAATTAAAGTTACAGGTGGATCTGGTGCTACAATTGTTCCTGCAGGCATTCAAGTTCAATCAGATTACACAGTAGAATATTATGATTCAACCTTATCCGCATATGTAACTCGTTCAAATATTACCGTTGCAGTTACTAATTTTGAATATGAAGATAAAATAGAAGATGCCAAGAGAAATATTTTTGTATTGAAACCAGATTATTTAAATGTTGTTTTAAATGATATGAATGACTTTATGCCATATAAAAAAGGTTCCACTCAGTATGTGAGTGAAACCCTAAAACGTGCTGATAATATCAGACTATATTCATAAAAACCCTACAGAGCAAAAAATTTGCCGGAATTTTTATCCCCTATTTTTGGAATTAAAAAGTGATTTTGAAATCACTCTTCAGCAAGACGCTGGAAGTATGAGAGTGCATCATCTTCATCTTCTGAATTAGATGACTTTGCCATGATATCTGGAGAGTTGAAATCTAGTTCAGATTCAGAATTACGGGAAGAGAAATCGGGAGTATAAGAACCACGATTATCATCTTCATCAGCAGTCTCCTCATCATAGCGAGGACGTGAGGAAGACTTCTTACCAAGAACCATATTCAGACGTGTTTCCAGTTGCTCATAAGTCTTAAACTGATCGGGAGCAGTTAGTGCAGTCAGAGAATACTCTTTCTTCCAGATTGCTTCCATTGCATCATCA